GTAACAGAGACATTTAGCTAAGAGGGAGATCGGGAGCTATGAAATTAAGTATCACAATTAAATACACAAACGGCGAGGAAGTCACCTATAACGCTGGACTCCCTGAGTGGGCGAAATGGGAACGCAAGACCGGCAAGTCGATCTATTCAATGAAGGATATTTCGGCCTACCAGCAAGCGGACTTCCTGGACCTAGCCTACTTTGCTTACAAACGCGAAGCGGCAGGAAAGCCGACAAAGGCCCAAGAAATTTGGGAGTTGTCAATTGAAGAAATGACGATTGGAGATGAAAGCCCAAAAGTTACGAATCCGGAAGCGTAAACAGGCTACTCATAGAGATAGCCATCGCAACCGGAATTCCGATGAGCGAATGGACTGACATCGATGAAGTTGTGACCGCGATACAGATACTAAAGGAGCGAAAAGGTGGCAAATGAAACAATTTCATATGACCGCCGCGAACTTCGTTCAATCATTACCGCGTTCAAAGCGATGGATGATGAAGCTGTTGATGCGGCTAAACGCGAAAGTTTTGCGCTCGCTCAATATGCCGCCAACGAGGTTAAAGCCTACGGAATCACTCGAACCTTTGGACAAGCCGTTGTCGATCGCATTACAAGTGGCGTTAAAGTTTCCAAAACCTCGAAGGTTGGCGAGTTCTCTTATGGATTCGCGTCTCAGCGTTTCTCTGGTGGAGGATCAACTAAAGACCTCTGGGCAGGTTACGAATTCGGATCTAATCGTTATCGTCAGTTCCCAAGACGCACTCCCCGTAAAGGTCGAGGAAATTCTGGCTATTTCATCTACCCAGCACTTCGCAAAATTCAGCCTGAACTGATTAAAAAATGGGAAGATGCGTTTTCAAAGATATTAAAGGAATGGGATAAATAATGGCTGGAAGTAGAACGCTTAAGTTATCCATCCTTGCTGACGTCGATGACCTTAAGAAGAAGCTGGACGTAGGTTCAAAAGAAGTCGAAGGCTTTGGCGGTAAGTTAGAGAAATTTGGCAAAGTCGCCGCTGCCGCTTTTGCTGCGGCTGCTGCCGCTGCTGCGGCCTACGCTGGGAAGTTAGCAATTGAAGGCGTTAAAGCTGCGATCGAAGATGAAGCCGCGCAACGACGCTTAGCCTTAGCACTTGAAAATGTAACTGGTGCGACGAAAAATCAAATAGCCGCCGTTGAAGAACAAATACTTAAAACTTCATTAGCCACAGGCGTCGCAGATGACAAATTACGCCCTGCATTACAGCGTCTAGCAACAGCCACCGGATCAGTTGAACGCTCACAAGAATTACTTGCTTTGGCGCTGGATATTTCAGCTGCAACGGGTAAAGACGTCGAAACTGTATCTAATGCATTATCAAAAGCCTATGAAGGCAATACGAGCAGCCTTTCACGTCTAGGTATAGGTTTATCGACAACTGAAATTAAAACTCTTGGCTTAGAGGAAACTGTTAAGCAACTTGCCCAAACATTCGGCGGCGCTGCGGCAACTCAAGCCAATACTTTCGAAGGTCAAATCAAGAGATTACAAGTAAGTTTCGATGAAGCTAAAGAATCGCTTGGTGCGGCTTTATTGCCAATTCTCCAAAGTTTTCTAAATTACGTAGTTAATACTTTAATACCAAAATTACAAGAAGCTAAGAAGTTAGCCATTGACCCAGTCGTCGCGGCTTTTAGAGACAATGAAGAAGCGTTACGAGATTTATGGGCTTTTACGAAAAATTATATTATTCCCATATTTGAAAATGGTTTAGTTGCTGCTATAAGAACTGTCGGCTCAGCCGTCGCCGGTATCGTCAACATTATTGCGGCAGTTGTAAGAAAAATTCAAGAATTAGTTAACGATGCAATCAACGCTATTAACGCCGTCATCAAGGCTTATAACGCAATTCCGCTTTTGCCAAACGTTTCAACCATTCCAAATATAGGAACGGGAGGCGGTGGCGCTGGATTAGGTGGTCGTCCTTTGGGAGGTGGAACTGGCGGAACCGGTAAAGGATCGGGTTCTTCTTCTGGTGCTGGATCTGGTTCTGGCGCAGGTGGCACAGGCAATTCGGGAAGTGCAATCGGAATCGGAAGTGGCTCGGCTCTTGGCACCAGCGTTGGAACTAGTTCTATTCCTAAATCAACCGGTTCTAGTTTCCTTGCTGGCGCTTTTGATACTTTTGGCGCTAATACTTTGACTCTAGCTGGAATAAACGCGGCATCGAACCAAGCTTTTGCCTTTGGCACTTCTGGCGTCAATACAAATACATTAGCCGGAGTTTTAGCGGCGAGCGGTGTGGTAATTAACGTCAATTCGCCAAGTATTATTGATCAAGAAGGATTCACTCGAGCGGTTGTTGACGCGCTTAATGAATCAACCAATCGCGGCACTACGGGTGCTGGCAACCTACGGACTAACGCGCAGATTCTATGACCGCTTGGACGCCCGTATGGAGAGTAAGAGCTAACGGCGACACAGTAACCGGCGTAACTCTTGCCAACCTAACTATCACATCTGGCCGAACGGATATTAACTCGCCTACCCCTGCTGGCTATTGCTCTTTGCAGTTAATTAACACAGATAACAGCGTTTATAACTTTGCCGTTAATACTTCCATCCTTATTGAAGTTCAAGATTCTAACGCTGATTATGCGCCGCTCTTTGGTGGTCGCATTTCAGATATTCGTCAAATCGTCACAAGTGCAGGATCAGAGGCCGCAGTTACAACAATTAACATAACAGCCACCGGAGCTTTAATTAGGCTTCAGCGAGCGACCTTTGATGGCAACTTAGCCGAAGGATTAGACGGCGCACAAATCACCGACCTACTTGATGATTTGTTTTTGGCTAGTTGGAATGAACTGCCACCGGCCGAAACTTGGGCGACTTACGATCCAGCGACAGAGACTTGGGCCGAAGCTGGTGATATTGGCTTAGGCACTATTGACGCTGGCGAATATACGATGGCTAGCCGACAGATTACGGATCAAGTGATTTCCAACGTCGCCAATCAAATCGCTTCTTCAGCTCTGGGATATTTGTATGAGGATGCAAACGGCAATATCAACTATGCCGATGCTAGCCACCGACAGGACTACCTAGTCGCAAACGGATACACCGACCTCGATGCCGCTCACGCGATTGGCGCAGGAATCGGAATCGTCCAACGACAAGGCGACATAGCCAATAAAATCATTATCGACTATGGCAATAACTTTAACTCTCAATACATTGCCCAAGACACCGATTCACAAGCCACTTATGGGCTTTATGCCGAGCAGTTCTCAAGCTACCTCAAGAACACTTCCGACGTCGAAGATATGGGCGACAGACTGATTCAGCTTCGCGCCTACCCTCGCTATCTTTTCCAATCCATAACTTTTCCACTTCAAAACCCTGAGATTGATGATGCGGATCGCGACGCCTTATTGAATATCTTTATGGGCCAACCCGTCCGCATCACTAACCTTCCGCCTCAGATGCTCGGTGGCGAATTCACCGGTTATGTAGAGGGATGGACATTTAGGGCGTCGGTCGGTGGGCTTTCAATTACTTTCAACGCTTCACCCACAGAGTTCTCGGCCGTAGCTCAACAATGGGCGCAGGTCAATGCAGCAGAAAGCTGGAATAGTGTGCTTAATACCTTAGAATGGCAGGACGCGATAGGAGTGATTAGTTAATGGCAACAACAACGAATTTTGGCTGGGAAACGCCTGACGATTCTGATTTGGTTAAGGATGGCGCACTTGCGATGCGCACACTCGGCAACGCCATCGACACTTCTTTAGTCGATCTTAAAGGCGGAACGACCGGACAAGTTTTATCCAAAACCTCTAATACGGATATGGATTTTACTTGGGTAACTAGCGATGATGCCAACGCTATTCAGAACGCTATTGTCGATGCTAAAGGAGACTTAATTGCTGCAAGTGCGGCAGATACACCAGCAAGATTGCCAGTAGGTTCTGATGGCCAAGTCTTAATAGCAGCTTCAGGCGAAACTACAGGACTTAAATGGGGTGTTGATCCGACCACCGATGTAGTAACTACTGCTGGAGATTTAATTTATGGCAC